TTTTTCGTGGCAACACCCTTTGAAATCGGTCATGCTTCTATAATATCTACCAAAGCTTTTTGTAATACTGCCGAAAAGTTTACGCCTTGCGCCGTTGCTTTTTTATCAAGCCAAGCGGGAATCGTGCAATTTTTTCGTATGCAACGATTGTCGTTTTTTTCTCGATACGCCGCAAAGTCAATATCTATCAATGCGACAAGTTGGTCATATTCGCATTCGGGTTTAAGAGCGGCAGGCTCGGGTATTTGTTTGCCGTCATCTTCCATGCAAATGCCAACAAGTCCGATTGCGTCGCGCGCCATAAAAAGCGCATCGTCAAGCGATGTACCTTCGGTGTTTATATCAAAATCGGGAACATATACAAGATAGTCCTTTTCGCCTTGTTCGGGCGGTGTAATGATGATTGGATAAACGTGTTTCATGTTGATTACCTCCGTTATTTCAATTTATTTCGCCGTATAATCGCTTTTGCCAAGTTCTCGTTGACTTCGTTGTGTCGCGGCACAGCTTCGTATTTGTTGCCGTTTGTGTATATGGTGTGATTACTACCCTCACGCGAGAAATACCACCCGTTTGCCTCTAATAGTTTTATCAAATCTTTTCGTTTCATTCGTTTGCCCTTCTTATATTACTATTATACGCATTTATGCGCATAATGTCAAGTGTTTTATTCAAATTTTATTAGGAGAGATACAAAATGATAGACACCACATAAAAAAGGGCGCTTACGCGTCCTTTTCCAGTTATGTATTCGTTCTGTATTTAGGTAGAAAAATTTGTTTTCGATATCGAATCAAAAAATAGGTGTTAATAGATAGATGAAGCAACATTAAAAAAGAAACAATTGCGGGTAAGTAGATTCTTTGTGCCATATCGCTCATATCTGTATTAGGCATAGCGGCTTTTATCGTTACATAACTCCGTATTGCAGAAACAAAAACAAGGAAAGAAATCATAAAAACTGTTGTTAAAGAAACGTAGGAAATTATTAAAAACACAATCCATTTTTTCATAAAAAACACCCCATAAAACAATCATACACTAAAATCCAAAAAAAATCAATTAAACAGGAGAACAAATCATGAATCAAAAACCATTCGGGTACATCGACCCTCAAAGCATTGCTATCTTAAAGGCAGACATCGCGCATAAAGAAGCGGTGGAACGTGGAGAAATCAAGTATAACACGTTTAAGGTGGAGATTGACGGAAAGGATTACACCAACAATGTGGTGTTTCCCATTAAGTGGGAAAAGCGTTTAGACGAACGGTTGGACGAAACGCGCATTTCGATGAAAAGAATCAAACGGAATATCTTTCCACCGCTTACGCCCGTTACCATAACGCTGACGGATAAACGGGGCGATAAAGTTGTATTGAATGCCGTAATTACTACCGACGAATCGGCGGAAGTCCCAGTAGGTGCCAAAACGTACGACCATGAAATTATGATGTTGGAAGAAACCAAAATTTTGGAAGGAATCGTAGTTGATGCGCTTACGTTTACGAATGCTTTGGGAAGGAGTTATATAAAAAATGCTGTAACCGTTTTGCCGTCCCAAACTGGAAGTGGATTTACTGCTCAAACAATCGAAAGAGTTAAATCGCCTATGAAAACGGGTGAAACTTTTACTTTTCCTGCTATTGCAGAGGTATTTGGGCTTTCAACATTTGTGACTCGAAATCATATGAAGATTGAAAGAAATGCACAAGAAATTTTTTATAACGATGAAACATTTAATGCAAATGGGGAGAAATTTGCTGGCAGAGTGACATATACAAGTACTTTGGAAGAAGGCAAATATATTTTAACTTATTATGCGTATTTTGCGGCGCCAATCGGAAAAGATAAAGAAGTTACAGCGACATATACTTTTTATGTAAATGAGGATAAGAAAGAACTGCCGCGCTGGAATATAGCTACGGTAATCGACCGCGTACTCGACCTTGCGGAAACGCATTTGCAGGGTGTTGCACCGCGGTTTAAGTTGAACGATGAGCAACATGCCGAGTTTGAAAAGATTGAATCTCCCGAGTTTGCGTTCACCAATTCCACATTAAAAGAAGTGCTCGACCAAATCGGTGGATATATTCACGGAATCCCTCGTTTGCGCGGCAACACTATTTATTTCGATATGCTGGGCGGAACGGAACAGGCAAGACTGGCAGACCCGAAATACGTGAATACATACGTTAGTCAGTTATTTTCGCAGGATATAGAAAGCTACTGCACGGGCTTGGATAGCACGGTGGATAATATGGTGTGTTTAGCCGACCCGCAGCAGGGCACGCTTATCGAGCCGTACAACAGCGGATATAAAACGGTGCGTACGGAAACGGTGTATGCCCGTATAAACGAAGATAATATGTTCATCGCTACGCAGTATCCCATACAGGAGATAAAGAACGTAAAGTGCGGCATGATACCCAATGAAAACTTTGCGGGTGGAGATATCACCGCATACGTATTCGAAAGCGCGGAATATGCGCGCATGAGCGGTTATTCGGAAGCGTATCCGCAAAGCAAGGTGTATGCTCTGTATTATACGCAAGGCACAAAAAATATTTACGGCTTGAATTTCCGTATACCCAAAGCGTCGGGTTATACGGGAGATATGGCAATAACAAGGATTTTGAAAGCAACGTCGGGACACGATATCGGCGGCTTGGGTACGAATTACCCCTTGCTTTCTTTTCAGGTGTCGTATATTCCCGTGTTCTCTGCTCGAACGCAACAGACAAAGCAATATATATCGGAGTATAAGCAATCGCGTACGCTCGTTTTTAATCAGGGTGCGAACTTGGTGGAAACGCGGTATTTCGGTGAGAATATGAAAGGCGCCGTCGCTCGTATGGGGAACGTCGGTAGAATTGTAACATATAATCTCGGTAATTTTGCGCTTATTCCCGAGATAGGGCAAATGTACGGTGATGACTACTATATATCGGGCGTAACCTGTGAAATTTACCCCGCATTATTGAAATGTATGCTTACGCTTTCGCAAGATTTTAACCGATTGAGTCAGTACATAGGAATCGACAGTGTAAAACGTTTCTATGAAGTGAGCGAAAAACAAGCGTATGCGCGAAATATAAAATATGCGGATTATGTGGTCATCGGTGACAAAGTGGAACCAGATACAACATGTTCGTTTGCAAGACATCTCTCGGGCATTTTTAGTCGAAATATTTCTGCGGGGAGTGGTGTATCTTATGCGGTAGCACGTACTTACAGCGCGAATCAAGAACCGAATACCGACGTGATATTGCCCGTGATTTCCACGGCGCAGGGTAATGCAATGGTGTTCACGTTTAATTACGAAGATAATTACAGCGCGGGCGTACAGTCACAGCATTATTCGAGTGGTGAGGTCAGCGGATATTTTACCAATGCGGTACCGTATGCGGATTATTACGGGCGAGCGGAATATTTGGCTTTTGGTATGGGAATTTATAACTCACAACAGTCCAACCCAAACAAGTTGGAGTTGCCGCAAAAAGACAAAGACATGGGATTCCCCAGTAGTATCATAACGACAGGAATGCCGGGGCTTGTTATCCAAAAGGACGGAGCGGAAATCCTGTCGGTAAATTACATACTGGAATTTGTAACGAATAAAAAGAACTATATCATTGGGTCGGCAATGGCACGGAATTGTCCGTTGGTACGAGGCGTAAATGTAAACAGGTTTGCGTCTTTGTATATCCTGCCCAATAAAGTAGGCAAATTCGATACTACAATCACAAATATTCCAGGCACCAAAGTGTGGGACTACGGTCCGAATCCACAACATATAACGACAAGTGGAAAATATCTCAAATTCGAAAATTTCACGCCTGCGATAAACGGCGCGGCGTGGGCGATAGTAGACAATTCTACGGGCGAGATATTGCTTGCGTCCAATGAAACAATTACGGCGGGCACGCCCGTGCAAATGCCGTATATGACGTTAAGACATAATATTTTTAATTTATAGGAGGTTAAACACATGGACGACACAACAATCAAGAACTTTCGGGCGGGCATTGCGGCAATACGCGGCGCCCGCGACGAATGCGAAACGGTGGCGGAATATTTGGAGCGGCTGATTGCCACTTACGAAGATTCTCCGCCCGACGCGGAGATAGCTTTGCCGCAGTATATGAATATTATCAAAGACGAACTCAATCATGCACTGCGGTTTATTTTCAATGTGTTCGTGCCCATAACGGGTATCGAGCCTGACACCGACGGTTTGGAGGAGGAATAAAACATGGTCATATTTTTGAATAGCGACGGCAGTTGTCAGAAGATAACTCCCGAACACGTGTATCAGGGGAGTAATAACGTAGACGATATTACGGTGGTAGCTCCTTATGCACAATCCACGGCACTGTTAATCGGCTTTGTCTTGCCTAACGGATTATATTGGGAATCGCCCGAAGGCTCTCGGTATGCGCCTATGGACTACGTTCCGCAAAGCGTGGACGGAAATGTGGGTGCATGGCATTATAACTTGCGGGGGTCTGTAACCGAACTTATGGGCGAATTGTATGTGGCAATAAACGCAGTGACGGCACAAGGCAATACCACGAGCTATATGTGCAAAGTATTTGTGGAAGAAAGTGTGTTGCCTAATTTGCCTGCTGCACCCGAGCCGAGTGTATACGACCTTATTTTGAAGTATTTGGGACGTGTACAGGGCAGTCTTGTGGCAAACATAGAGAAAGTACCCGGGGCAAGTAATGCCATTCGCTATACGGACAATTTCGGCGTAGTGAGCGCGCCCATCGTGATTGGGGGCGGGGAAGACGCGCCCATTCCCGTGAATGCGGCAAGCACTATTGAAATTCCCAAAGAAGCGTGGGCGCAACAGACGGACGGATATGAGTACGTTCTCACGGCGGCAAAGCATGGGCAGATGCGTGACGGCGCCAAGCCGAACGATTTGTGGGTGAGTTTCGACGAAACGGAAAACAGCAAATTTCAGGGCGTGTATGCGGATTACAGCGTGGCGGCGAATGGGGATATTACGATTGTGGTGAATAGTCCCATAGATATGACGGTGCGCGTGTGGAACGGCAAAGGACTTGTGGACGAAGTGGCGCGGGAGAACGTGGTAAAGGAAGAAGAACGAGCCACAGCGGCGGAAGCGCAACTGCAACGGAATATAGAGGCGGAAACGCAACGAGCGACGGCGGAAGAAAACAATTTGCAAGCGCAAATCGACCATATAGAGCAATCGGGCGTAGACCTTACCGCGCGTGCGGAAATCGCACAGGAAGTGGAACGAGCTACTGCGGCGGAAAAGCAGGAAGAGCAACGCGCCACGCAGGCAGAGCGGGACTTGCAAACGCAAATTACCACCAACATGTCGGATATTGAGGGCTTGCGCGAAGATATAACCAATGAAAGCCATTTCCGCGGCATGTTCAATAGTGTGGAAGAGTTGCGTGCGGCATATCCCACGGCAACGCCTAACGATTATGCGTGGATAGCGGGCGGGAATATTTGGATATGGCAAGACAATGCCTGGACGGACAGCAGAGAGCCTGTTCCGAGTACGGCAGTCCCCGCAAGTAACGCTACGCCGTTAATGGACGGCACGGCAAGTGCGGGCACGTCGAATTCTTATGCGCGCGGCGACCACCGTCACCCGAGTGACTCGAATAAAGTAAGTAAGTCGGGCGATACGATGACGGGGTCGTACCGACTGATAGGAAAATTGACTGTTGGAGAAACAATAGATGCGGGGCACGTGTGGACGAATAAGCTGTCATTAAAAAACAATAATAATCCTAATGACGTGGCGCAATTGTCATTTGACGGAACACGTGTCAGTATGGAAAAACAATTCGGTGCGAATGGAGTTTACGACAATGACAGGCGTGTCTATTCGCCGAATAATCCCCAAGTTCCGTATTTTTCAAACACGGATATACCTTCCGGCAGTAACTTAAATAATTATATAAATCCCGGAATATATACATCACAATCGAGTGACTCAACTTTGAGTAATCTTCCGAGTGGTTCTTCCAGTGCAGGCAAATTGATTGTATATAAAACTACGTCGTCATCAAATTATGTAAATCAGGAATGGCAGGAAGTGGCTACGGATAATCGTTGGGTGCGCTCGTCCAATGCCGATGGTGGCACGAGGGTATGGCAGGAATGGAAATATATAGGCGGGAACGTCTATTCGCCGAATAATCCCCCGCCGAAAAAAGTAAAGATATTAAATACTACATTGCGAGTGAATTATGTACACACTACATATGGGCTTCCTGTACCTTATGACGATACATGGACAGCAACAATTTGCGGATATTTAGGAGCACCCGAAAACTCATTCAGTTTTACCATTGATTCGTCGGAGTTGAAAAACTCGTCAGGCTTGAAAACCGTGTGCTGTATGGCAAGTTATAATCAAGCTAATATAATGAGCGGTGGATATGTCCCATTGCCTTTTTCTGTGTATCACCCGCAAGGGTCGGGGAAGTTAAGTTTCCGAATTGCGCTGGACAGTGCACCCAACTCAATGCGAGGGTTTGCCACGAATGGGTTGAGTACCTTTATTGTAGGCAATACGGTATATCCATATTTCACCAGTATGACTGTTATGTACGATTAAAGGAGCCAAAACAATGAAAATGAATCATGATATACAAGTAATGGGTGCAGTCAAAGCAAACACGATAGACGGAGCGCCTACGGGAGAGCTACAAGATAGAATCATGCAACATATCGCGGAGTATACGGAAACGGTTGTGGCGCCGCAAATTGCCGCCGTGCAGGCAGATTTTGCGGACAGGCTGTCTGCGCTTACGGAAAAGTACAACGGAGCGGTGGAGAAGTACAACGCCGCAGTGGAAACAATCAACAAACTTGCCGAGCGGGTCGCGGCATTGGAAGCAAATTACGACCCTACGATTATTTAATTGGAGGTATAAGAAAAATGAATGCACAGGAAATTTGGCAAATCATAGAACCGTGGGTATCGGTAATTTTATCGGCGGTCAGCGCTGTCATTACGATTTGTATTACGGTAAAAGCGCGATTAAAGAAGTGGAATTTCAGTTTCATGAAACAGTATGACGCCAATGATATGGCGTTACGGGTTGCGGAGAATATTGCAGGTAAGACGATGAATATCGATGTTACGGCAGTTTCTGAAAAGAAATTGGATAAGATAGGGAACAAATTACATAAGCAAGTAGAGCAAATGAGAGATGAAGTTTCGGCATTAAAACGTATCTTGATACCAATTGGTGCGGCAATGGCACATTTCAAATCATTGACTGATGACGAAAGGCAAACTCTGCAAAATGCTGTAAAAGTTTTAGATAGTGGTTATGAACCCCCTGAACCGGAGCAGGTAATCACCGTGAAATTGGAACCCATTGCTACGGACGAACCGCCCGAATCGGAAGAGGCGGACGCTGCCGAAATGGAAAGCCTGATTAACTTCGGGGGTATGACGCAATGAAGTGGACGAAAAAGAAAGTTGCGTACAACGTATTGCAACTTGTTTTTTACGGCGTTGTGCCGCTCGTGCTTATCTTTCTTTTGTACGGGAATATGGGGCACACAAAGGACGCAATCGGGTTTAAGATTGCCGCGCCCGGACTGGTGCTGGTCGTTTTGGTGTTCCTTTGCTTTAAGAAACTGTTTATAAACAAAAGGCTGTCCGATGCGCACAGTCAACTCAATCAACTGAAAGCGGATTTGAAAGTAAAAACCGACTCTGCGGAAGTAACGAATATAGAAAATGCGATAAAAAATCTCGGCACCGCGGAAGTGCTATTGAACGCCGTAGTGCCCGTTTTGCTGTTTTTGTTGCTCATTCTCTGTTGCAAGGTTATGGAAGCGCAGATAGTGAAGTTGTCGGGTACGTGTGGGTTTATTCTGCTGTCGTATCTTACGGGCACAGTGTTCGCCGTGCTCGACGCGCGCGAAATCCACGGAAAGCACAAGGGGGCGGAAAAGGACAAATGAAAGAGAAAAAAGAAAGTGTGCGGGATTTGGCGCTTCGTGTAAAGGATAGCTTTTCTTTGCGGCAATTCACCATGATACTGATAGTGGTGTTTGGCGTTGCGGCAAATATCACGTCCGACTATCTTACGCTTGGGTTTGACGCGAGTATCTTTCTGTCACCCGCGTACTGGATAAACTTGTGCATTAGTCAAGGTGCGGTCATCGTAATAATGTTATGCCTATACGGTATCACGTCCGAACGGGAAGAAAATGCCAACGGGGAAGTGCAAGCGCTACGAAAAACTATATTCCAGGCGCACTGCGATTTAACAAAATATTGTTTGAACGAAACTTTCGACAATTATGTGTACGTGCAAAATATACAACGGAAGAAGAAAGCGTATACACAGCTTATGCAACGCAAAATTTTTCATGCCAAAACGGACGAGAAGAGAAAAGCGTTGGAACAGGAGTTGCAGGAAGGATTGAAGATTATAGAAAGTCTGAAAGTGCGGTATAACAGAATTAGCATTGCAACCATATTCAGTCGCTCGTCGCTACCGATAACGGACGACGAAAACCTGGACGACGGCAAAGCAAAAAATACGCGGAGAATGTTGCGCAACAAAATCATCGGCGTAATCGCATTCGGCGTATTGCTGTCTACGTTGGCATTCGACCCCGACACGTTCAGCATGGGACTGATTGTGAAAACGTGCGTAAAGTTGTTTCAAGCGTCCTATGCCATATTTGTGGGCGGCAGTGAGGGAGTTAACTATGTGCGCGGTCCGTTGCTCACGGCACTTGATAACCGTGCGCAATTTATTCAAAAATTCATCGAATACAATATGCCCGACGCCCAACATCGGCAAGACATAGAGCGCGAACACGAACGCCAACAACAAGCCGAAGCCCAAGAAATCCTGCGCCGAAGAGATAATATTGCGGGAGAAGTGACAAGCGATTGGGAAGAGTGAAAGACCGAATCGAACGGCTTGTTTCTTTTTGCTCTTGACAAGGTGTGTGCGGTGTGATAATATAATAATAGTGGAGGTGCAATAAAATGTTTTCGGCAGAAATTGTAAGTAACGAATTCATCTTACGCGCGCAAGAAGATAAAATCATACTTTCTCCAATGAAACTACAAAAACTTTTATTCTTTCTTTACGGTAGACATTTAGCAGACACGGGAGAAAAGCTATTTAATGAGCCTTTTGCGGTTTGGAAATACGGTCCTGTTGTAGAATCTGTTTATTATGAGTTCAAGTGCTTTGGGTCAGACAATATAACTGATTTTGCGCGTGATGCAAGGGGAGATGCTTACTTTCCAAGTAGAAATTCGGGTACAAACGAGAGATTTTTTATTTCTTTCAATAAAACGTGGGAAAGATATAAAAATTGCATGGCTAACTATTTAGTGTTTTTGACACATCAACAAGGCACGCCGTGGTATAGGGCAGATAGGGAAAATAAATCCCATATTCCCAATGAATATATTTCTCAATATTTTGGAGAGAATAAAAATGTCTAAAAACACGAAAGACGAAAGATTTGAGGACTCCATTGCTGCGCAAGCAACAGAAGATGAACCTAAATTTTCACAAGAAACTATTCCGCAAATACCCAATAACTTAACAAAAAGAGAGCAGTTAGAACTTGAATATGATAAACGTGACAGCGAAGATAATAAGGCGCAAAGTGATATAGCTGTAAAACTTTTTATAATTTTGTTGGCATTGCTCGTTGCGCTTATAGTCGTTTCTGTAATTCTTCATTGTTTGAAATTGCCCGAGCTTAAAGTTTTGGAAAATTGTATAGTTTTTAGTCAAGGCGCATTAACTACAATTCTTGGTTTTCTTTTTGGTTCAAAAATATATAGAAAGAAATTATAATACAAGTGATTTGGAAAATAATCCAAATAAATGAGTGGATAAATTACTTACTTTTTTAATTGGGTATGGGTACGCGTATGGGTACACACAGCCCATCATACCATATATTGTAGTTATACGGTAGTCAATCATACAATATATGGTATAGTTGCAACTCGGTGGAGTCACCACGTAACCCGAAAGGGAAGAAATACGGCGTTATAGTTACATATAACGCCGTATTTTTATGTATATTTACATATAATTATTTTTGCGTATGGGTACGCGTATGGGTATGAAAAGTCACCAATTTACAGCAGTTTTTTGCTCTCTTCTTTTATAAAATCTTCGGTTGCATGTGTGTACGTATTCATAGTCATATCTATCGTAGCATGCCCGAGCCAGGTCTGCACGACTTTGGGATTGATTCCTTTGTCTACAATACACCGTGTGGCAAACGTATGGCGTAAATGGTGAAAGGTGTGTTTCTGATTCAAGCGTTTCATCACGTCACGAAAGTCCATACTTAACACGTCGGCATTGCGTACTTTTCCATTGCTGTTCGGGCATACGAATCCCGATTTGTTTTTTATTTGGGATAGCGCGTTGTAAAGCGCGGGGGAAATAGGCACGGTGCGTATGCTTGTTACGGTTTTTGTTTTGCCGACCGAGTAGCCTTTCTCTTCGCCGCGGTGTACGGCTTCCTTTACGTGTATTAGCCGATTTTCCAAGTCGATATTTTCCCATTGCAAGGCAGTGGCTTCTCCGCGTCGTAGCCCCGCCCAAAGGCTTATTTGATAAATCAGTTTATACGGATTATTCTCAATCTCTTTTACAAAGGCGTTTTCCTCTTCGTGGGTAAACGCTTTTTTACTTTCGTCAAATTTGTGCGCAGGGGAAGCGATTGGATTCCGTAAAGCTGCGGCGGGATTTTTTTGTATGAACCCATTATTCATAGCGTCCCCGAGCGACGCTTTCATAAAGCCGATTGCGCGCTTTGCCATTTCATGAGAATGAAATCCGTTAATGAATTGTTGTAAGGAAATGGGGAGTAGTTCGGCTAATTTGGTATTGCATAGCGTATCGTCTAGTTTGTCTACAATTGCCGTATAGCGTGTGCGAGTGGCAGGCGCCAAGTCTTTTCGATATTCGTTAAGCCATACCAAAAGCCAATCCCGAAGAACGGGGGATTTGCTTTCCAGCACGATATTACGTTCCCGCGCTTCCTTGATTGCTTCCTGCATTTTGTCGTTGCACTCTTTGCGCGTTTTACCGTACACGGAACGAACAATTTGCTTTCCGTCTATAAAGCCTTCGGTGAATCGTCCCTCAAAAGTTCCGTTTTCGCGTTTACGAATAGACCCTTCTCCGTTGCCACGCGAGCGTTTGCGTTTGGGTTCTTCGGGTTCCCATTCTTCATACATGCGATGCCGAGCTATGAAATTGTCCAGTTTTTCTTCGTCAGACATATGTTACTCTTTTGGGTTTTTGTTTTCCGTCTGTATTGGCAGTTAATTCGTTGTCTTTGACAACATTTGAAAGGTGCAAGCTTATATTTTGTTTTATTGTTTCAAAAAGTTCTGCATTGCTTTTTGCGTCACCAAAGGGTTCGCCTTTTACAAGCACATGTGTTCGTTTTTTTATGTAATTTCTCTTATTTTCTTTTTAATGGTTTCTATACTCAAATCTTCCCAATAGCTTAAATATACTAATTTTATATTGTTTTCTTTACTGAGGTTTGCTTTAATTTTATCGCGACGCTGTTGTTGCTCAAATGCAATCTGTCCACCAAAATAATCAATAGGTTCAAAATGTTGTTTCCCTTGATATTCAATCGCAATTTTTTTCTTGGGAATAAATATATCGTATGATAATTGATGCCCGTTAAAGTTTAAGAAAAAAGGGCGGTATTGAAAAGTCACATTTTCTTTTCCATATATCTTTTGTGTGAGTTCAAAAGCTAAATATTCCGATTTCCATTTTGTAGGCTTTACATCATAAATGTAAGGCGGCATTTTGAATAAATCAGTTAATAAGAATTCATCTAAATATTTAATCTGTTGTCCTTTTATATCGCATATATCGTATAAATATTCTCGCTTGAACCAAAAATATATTTTATTATGCAATGTAAGTGGACGTTGCAATTTAATTTGTTGTAATGTGATATTTACATTTTTGTCAAACATGTATCCATGAGAATATAAATGATTGCGTTCGGGCAGAAAAGAGTATAAGTAAAAATCTTCTAAATCTTTACATTTTCTATAAGCAATTTTATATCCTTCATCACATTGTGTAAGATAGTTGCCATAAGTTATACTTTGTCCACTATCTATTTTGAAAAATATAGATGTATAAGCAAAACCTTCCCAACTATGTATTCGCTCTAATAGGTTTAATTTTGGGATTAGCTTATTAATCCTATTAATTGTATCCTCGGTAGTTGAACTAATCAAGGATTTTTGCATGGGGTTGGATAATCCATAAAACTTTTTATAGAATATAAGATAGTATGCGTCATCAAAAAAATTTTCAAATTTTCGTATAGTAAAAGGGAAAATAGTATTAGGAAGTAATTCCTCAAATTTAATATGGTATTGAGTTTCACTGACAAATGGAGAAAATTGTTCAATACAAATATATAATACAAAACTATCTTCTACACAAAATACCACTTCGTCTTTTGATACTTTATATTTCTTATAGGCATAATTAGACAAATATATGCTTTCATATAGTTGAATTGCTTTTTTGAAATTAAATTCAATATACGATCGAGAATATGAGAACATAATTACTCTATATCGCTCTGGAAAGCTACGGCTTTTCCTAAAATGCGTATTTGATTCAATTCATCACCAATATAAACAAAAGGCTCGTACTTGGGGTTTTCCGCTTGTAGTACGAGTTTTTGCTTTTCGGGGTAATAGTAGACGCGTTTGAGAGTAACTTCGTCGCCAATTATTGCCGCCGCAATTTCACCATTATTTACCATGTCTTGCGCACGACAGAAGATGATATCTCCATTCTTTATACGTGCCCCAATCATACTGTCCCCGCGCGCGGTAAGACAAAAATCCACGTCCAAGTCGGTTCCGACTTCCACGTAGCTTTCGCGTTCTTCGTTGGCGTATATAGGCTCGCCGCATGCAATCTCTCCAAGCATGGGAACGCGGCGGCGCCCGACAGGACGAACGTTGGAATAGGTATCAAAAATAGATTTTTGGTCAGATAGTTCAAGCGCTTGCTCTATTGCCTGAACAGTGTCTAAACGTGGCGCATAAGTTGCACCTCTAAATATGTCCTTAATTGTACTAATGCTTATCCCTGTCCGTTTCGCAATATCTTCGAGAGTAAGCTTTAATTCTTTTTTACGTGCAGTCCAAATTTCCAAATTGTACATGTTTTTCGTACTCCTCATGATAATTATATACATAAAGTACGAAAAAAGTAAACAAATAGTGTGAAAATAGTTGACAAGTACGGCAAATCGTACTATAATAGCGGTATAGTACGATTTAATCGTGCTAAACAGGAGAGAGAGTAAACTATGTTGAGAAATTCATTTTTAATATCAGGTCTTATATTTGATATGCGTGAAGCTCAAAGACAAATCGCCACCCTTGAAGAAGGGATTAAGGAACTAAATATGCGATTGAATATGCAAGCAAATCAAAATAGTATGACTGAATTAAGCGAATTAAAAAAAATTGCACCCTTGTTTGTCGTTGATTGTGAGTGCAATTTAGATAACTACGATATTCCTTTGATTGTGGAAAAATTTAAGGAAAGTAGCTGGTTACGGCATAGTATGACAAAATTGTCGATGGTCTTAAAGAACTACAACAAGATTATTTTGTCATACTATGCAGATAAATAGTCAAGGTTTGGGTGGGATGAAAAGATTGCTATATAAGTCGTCTAATCGTTGTTTGATGTTATAAAGGTAAAAATCAAAATCGGTTAAATCAATTTTGGCTAAATTAGCAAGATTACACCATGAAAATTTCTCATCAAAAAAAACGCAGTTTTCTTGACAAGTATGCTGGGGCGAATTAAACGGGCAAAATCTATCTTTCATAAACCCTCCAAAAATATTGTCTAAATTTATTTAAGTATAGCAAAAGTTTTACAAAATGTCAATTTGACAAGGAGAATATCATGAATGGATTAAAAATGAAACGTAAAGAACGTCGCATGACACTTGAAGATGTGGCGCGCATTGTCGGCACGACGAACAGCTGTGTGTCGCTTTGGGAGCGGGGAGAGCGTTTTCCCCGCAAACCCGCATTGGATAAACTTTGCGCATTTTTCAACTGCAAAGTCGACGATTTGCTATAAAGGGAGTAAAGCCATGCAAATGCAGAGCGAAGCATTGACGGCAGAGGAAGCGAGCAAGATATTGGGAATTGGGGTGCATCAGTTGCGTAATTGGATGAGCAAGCCGTATTTCCCGTCGCTACGGATAGGAAAGCGGGATTACATAATACCTCGCACTACGCTTATGAATTGGATATCCGACCCGCAGAACATGATAGCGTTTAAGGCAGCGCAGAGTGCAGACGAGGGGTGGGACGATGACGCTTAACGATATAGAGATATTTGCGCAGGATATGGCGGTTATATCGCATGTAAACGACCGACTGGGGACAAGGTTTCAGATAAAACAGTTGCGAGGAAGAGACTTTGCGCATATAGCATTGAAAAGCGCCCATGAAACTATCATGATTGCGTCGTTGGACGTAATTGATAAAGTGTGCGTGGGGCTGTTGGCAGTAGCGAAAGAATTGGCAAAGGAGTGAAAGAGCATAGAAATGATGATAAACATACATGAGGTATGTGGTCAACTTTTGGGCATATTATCAATTCAAGCACGTGACCAAGTGAATGATTTAATAGACCAAATAAGAATAAATGATAAAAATGACCTATTACTTTTTGTAGGTCGCTTGGAAAATACTATAAATTTCTTAAATACCATTGTGAATGGAAATGACGCTTACGAACGTCAAAGGATAGTGATGGAAGAACAAGCGAAAGCGGAAGAATCAATTCGTAGATGGAACGAACTATTGGATTATTCTTGCACGGATAAGGAATAAAACAGATAACAGCAAAGGAGTGATGACATGGAAACATACGAAGAGAAGTTAGCGGAGTTAGACGAATGGCTTGCGAAGATAGGGGCAATCATAAAAAGGATAGAGGAAATGACGGGGTGGACGGACGAAGAGGAGAACGAAGAATGTACGTATTGCGAGTGGTGACGGAAGAGGGTGTGCGGAAGTATGCGTATGGAAACGAAGATATGGCGTTTGTGAAGTTGCGATACTTTTTCAGTCAGCCCGAGGTAACAAGAGTGACAATGGAATATATCACTTGGGAAGAATAAGTTTCGCGCGGGACACACCCGCAATAACGCAGGTAAGCGAAGGGGCGCGTATCGGGAGCGGGGCTTCCGAAGGTGAGTTCGACTCTCACATCTGCGACAAGTACACATGTGTGTTTGGTGGAGTAGCTGACCGCCGAGAGAAACAAAAAAGGAGAGTAAGAGTTATGACGTTACGGGAATTGCGGCAACAAAGTAAAAAGACCGCCGCAGAAGTTGCGGCGGCGTTGTGTATAGCGATATCTACATATTATGGGTATGAGCATGGAATAAGGCGTATATGCTTTGAACATGTGCTAACACTTGCGAAACTGTACGACGTAAGCGCGGAAGAAATAATACACGCACAGTTAAAAACGGAAAAGGAGAGAGAATAATGACAATTCCACTAATAATTTCTTTAACTTTGAGTTCACTTGCTATACTTATCAATATTACAGTGTGGGTTTTATTTGCTATTTTCAAGCATAGGTAATAAAACACCTCCTAATAATCGCATCGACCTAATAAGTAATCTGCCGATACGTCAAAGAAATCGCAAAGTTTTTTAAGAGTTTCAAAAGGAGGTTGACGAGTCCCATGCTCGTAACCAGCATAGGTTTGTAAAGGAATTGATATCCCCGAAGCAACTTGCTTTAACGTCATGGATTTTTCTTGTCTTAATTCTTTTAGTCTATCAAACCATTCCATAAACAATATTTTACGCGAAATGAATAAAATATGCTTGACTTTATTCAAAATGAATAATATAATAATAGCATGATTATTCATTTTGAATAAAATTTATGGAGGTAAACAAAATGCAAGTAGTAAGTCAGGAAGTGTACGAACAGGTAAGAGCGCAGGTGTTGGAAGAGTTGAAAGCGGAGCGGTTGGCGCGGAGTCAAGAGAATGAACGGATAAGGACAGCGGCATGTCATATGTTCGACGATTTGAAAACCAAATACATGCCCTTGCTTTTAACGAACGTAATGAAAGAGTATCCGAATCGACGCGACCATTACATTTTAGCGTTGAATAGGTTTGACTACATAACGCAAACGGCATTGTCGGCAATAGGCGAGAGAGATGAAAAGCATGCGTATCGTAACGGAAAAGCGGAAGAATCGATACAAATGGCGGAAAAAATGTTGTTGGATATGTACAAGGAGAAAGATACATGAACGATTTGGAGAACGGTGTAGTTGCGGGTGCGGCGGCACGAAATTGGGGGTATGGGTGGGAAGAACACAATCCCATATGCGAGCGTTGCGGAAAGGAAATACGTGGCAGAACGGAGTATGGGGGCTATTACGGTTACATTTTATGTGAAGATTGTTTTTACGAAAGTATGGACGATGAATATTAAAAAAGGAGAGAGAAAGGAAATGAACATGTACGGAACGGTGCATTTTGACGACGGGGAAGAAACGGTTGTGAAAGCGAACCGCCAGGATACGGGCGTGGTGGCGCTGCACGTGGGGGAATGGCAACAAATCACCTTATTTTTTCCGAATGAAGATGCGGCGTGGAAAGCGGTAAAGAATATGCAGGCGGCGCTTTATGCGTTGCCGCAGGAAGAGCGAGCGGAGAGCGAAGGAGAAAAGGCGTGAACATTTACGAAAAGATACAGCAAGTACGCGTGGAATTGGGCAGTCGAAAAATCGTTATGAGCGGAAAAAACGAGTTTGCCAAATACGACTATTTCGAGTTGGACGACTTTCTGACGCCGCTCAATGAGCTGATGCACAAGCACAAAATGACGGCATATGCGTCGTTTACGCAGGATACGGCGACGTTGACGGCGGTGAATTGCGAAAAGCCCGACGAGTGCGTGGTTATTACGAGTCCTATGGGCGCGGCGAATTTGAAAGGGTGCCACGAAGTGCAGAATATAGGCGCGGTGGAAACGTATCAGCGTCGGTATCTGTATCAGACGTTGTTTGATATCGCCGAACACGACGGACTGAACGGCACACAAGGCATGCCCGAACAGCAGGCAAAAAAGGGAGACAAGCCCCACGCGGCAAAAGAAACGATTCACGTTTCGGATATCTGGAAATTGCCGGGTGCGGATACGGCGAGCAATACCACGTTGTTTGTGAAAGCACTGGAAATTGCGGGACTGACGAACGAAGACGGCGGCAAGATCGTGAAAGAGTTGTTCGGAGAAGGTGCGAAAGTGAACAGTCTCAATTCTGTGGACTTTAAGCATCTGATAACCACGGTGGAGAAACTGTGCGAGAGCGGGAGGACGGAAACGTGACACTGACGCCTGAAAACAAAGCGAAATTGAATGCGCTTGTGCGGCTTTTGCGCGACGGGAATGTAACCAAACAAAGGGTTATGGATTTATTCAAAGTGAGCGAAAGAACCGCACGCGACATGTTGTCGGAGATAGCAAAACGTGCGCCGCTTATATCTGTCAGCGATACATCCGGTTATAGAATAGCCATGCGGGCAAGCGATGTGGGCGATGCGATGCATGCATATAACGAAAACAAAAAGAGAGCGGGAGAGATTCTGAAACGGAACGAACCGCTGGAAAAATTTATAAAGGAGAACAGGGTATGAATAACGAAATTAAGACGGATAATCGTCCCGAAAATCTTGTTATAATGACAAAGCATGACCATATGTCATATCACGCAACAAAACGAAATAGTCAAAGGAGATTGTTACAAAATGCTCAATAAAGTCATTCTTATAGGAAATGTAGTGCGCGACCCCGAACTGACGCAAACCCCGTCGGGAATTTCGGTGTGCAAATTTACGCTTGCGGTCAACCGCAATTATACGAACGCAAACGGAGAACGGGACGCGGATTTCATCAACATAGTAACGTGGCGCGGGCTTGCGGAGAACTGCGGCAAATACTTGGTAAAAGGCAAGAAAGCAGCGGTAAGCGGCAGTTTGCAGACGAGTAGTTACGAAGACAAAGACGGCAACAAACGGTACCGTACGGACGTAGTGGCGGACGAAGTGGAATTCCTTCCGAGCGGCAATAAAGACGGCGCAGAGCCGAAAACTGCGGGCGATACGGCGCAAAAGAAAAAGACCGTGCATGAACTGACACCGACCGAAGACGACGGACTGCCGTTTTAACAGGAGGTGTGTAAGGATGCCACGCCAAATAAAGAAGAGCTTATCCTACTTTACTTTGGATTGTGACATTTTCTCGAAATCGGCAGATTTAAGACCATTATTGCGAAAGTTCAAAGCAGATGGTTTAGCGGTATACATACATATACTCTGCGACGTGTATGGTACCGGGTATTATTTCAAACCCGATGATTACGAAGGCTATATTTTGGATATAGCAGAAGATTGCGGAATCACGGTGGAGAAAGTGCAGCTTGTATTAGCATTTATGGCAGACAGAACACTGCTGGACGCATTTAGTCTGAACAAGAACACTGTTTTTACGAGCCACGGAATACAGAAACGGTACGCCGAAGCCATGAAAGGACGGAAGCGTAACGTCGCAGAGATAAGAGGTGCGTATTGGATTTTGTCCGAAGAGGAAGAGCAAAAAATCGACACCTTTTATAAAAGTCACCCTTTTGCCGATAAATCCGAGAAAATGGAACATAAATCCGAGAAAAACAGCGATAAATCCGAGATTTATCCCATAACAGAACAGAAAGAAACAGAAAGGAACTTAACAGAAGACGAATGTGTGGAAATACAGGGATTGCTCGCAAACGTCGTCTTCGACTGCAAGCCCATATATTCTACGGACGAATACAGGCGGGCACAGCAAGCGCTTCGAGAATCCGATTGGGCGACAGAAAATATGACGCACTTATCCAAAATACACCGTAACTGGGATAGGCTTGTCAGCGGGTATTATAAAAACTATAAAGATATCCCGAGTGAAAGAATAGAGCCTGATAATTCGGCGGAAGCACTAAATGCCGCCTTTGCGAAACTGAACGAGGATTTGTAAATATTAACTTGCAATGCAAGACAATAGAGGACTGTAAAAAGGAGAAAAAACATGAATCTACAAAACATGCAAGTGAAACATATTACCCATGCGTCCGTTAGCGAACACTCGGAGCAATGCACAGTAATAGAGTATTGCAGGCTACGTCGCTATCCCGTGTTCGCCATACCCAACGGCGGGAGCAGAAACAAGGCGGAAGCGGCAAGGCTCAAAGCCGAGGGTGTTTCGGCAGGCGTGCCCGATCTGTTCCTGCCCGTTCCCAACAAGTCGCATCACGGGCTTTTCATCGAAATGAAAGTAGGTAGGAACCGCCCCTCTCCTGCGCAGGACAATTGGCTCGCTCTCCTGCGTAAAAACGGATACGACGCACAGGTCTGCTACGGTGCCGATGCCGCTATTGCGGTCATAGACGATTATATGCGAGATGCAATGGGAAAGAGTCTGAAAGATAATCCGGAATTTTTTGGGGATGACGAATGAAAGGACAAATGTCATTGTTTGAGAATGAATACATAAAACCAACAAAACCTATGCGAGTATTAGTAGCTTGCGAGGAGAGTCAGAGAGTTTGTATCGCATTTAGAGAAAGAGGACACGAAGCATACAGCTGTGATATACAAGATTGTAGCGGCGGACACCCTGAATGGCATATTAAAGGCGATGCGTTAGAACTATTAAAATTAAAATGGGACTTACTAATTGCTCATCCGCCTTGTACATATCTTTCAAATGCGGGGGCAACAAGAATGTTTCCAAACAAAGAGCTAAACAAAGAACGCTATCAAAAGGCATTGGAAGCAAAGGGATTTTTTATGAGATTTTTGCAAGCCGATTGTGAAAAAATTTGTGTGGAGAATCCTATGCCACTTTCAATAATGGAATTACCAAAACCAAGTTGCATAATTCAACCTTATGAGTTTGGAGAGCCGTATTGCAAACGAACATTTTTATGGTTAAAAAACCTACCGCCTTTAATGCCGACATTGATTATGGATAAGTATATTCCTTATGTTGGCGCAAGGTCTATAAACGGACACACATACGGTATAGCTCATTCAAAAAAAGACCGAAGTAAAACCTTTGAGGGTATAGCAAAAGCTATGGCAGAACAGTGGGGATAAAAAAAATAAATTCACTCATAAAGGAGTTAAGATAGTGACTAAAATATGCCTATTAAAGTGAGATGATGGATATGACAGGGAAAGAAATTAATGGATTCTATGAAATTTTGAAAAGATTTAAGGAAGCCCAACAAGAAGCTATTCGTAATGGTATAAGGGCAAATACAATAGTTATTTCGGAAAGACTTTCAAAAACCAAGCCTTTTTGTGTGATAAGTCCATATGGTACGATGCATGCATTTCCGCCTATGATATTAGGTATGGAAATGCATGTATTCGATGATTTACCTGATGAATATGATTTTGCTATTTTACAAGTTCAGGAAACCGAAACAGAAAGGATAAAACATGAAATAGCAAATAAAACCAAAAGAATGATAATCGGTGGAATCATTGGAAAATTAGAATCAGCATTGCAAGAAATACCGCTTCCCGAACGTGCTACAAAACAAAGGGTTAAGCGATATATTCGCAATATTATAAACGAGTTAGAGGATATGTGATTATGACATTTGAAGAAGCGAGGAATTTATTGGCGCAAATGCGGGCGGCAAAGCGGAGAGCAAACATGCTGAAAGCGCGTATAGCTGACCTGGAAAGCGATGCGGAAAGTATTCGGTCTGCTTTGGGTGGCGAAGGATTTCCCACGGGTTCTTCTATACGCAGTCGTGTGGAAGAACTCGCGATTCGGATAGAAACGGAGCGCGAAAAGCACATGGCGGCACTCGAAGAATATTTTGCCATAGAGGACAAACTCTCTTCTGCGATAGATACGCTTTCTTCCGACGAAAAGGAAATTATTCTGATGTTTTATTTGGACGGTAAGCGCAACTGGCAAATCGGTCAGGATATTGGATTCGATGAAAGAACGGTACGACGCTATAAACGCAAAGCAATTCAAAAAATATCTCAATTTATATAAAGTTGTCCGCCCGTGTCCGCCTTTTCTATGCTAATATAGTATCATCAAAGTTTGCAAGTAGTCTTTGCAAGGTTTCTTTGTTTCTCATTCTCCTATCTCTTTTATAAAAGCGTCCGTGGCTCCTTCGGGCGCTTTTCTATTGGGGTAAATAATGCCGAAAGGAGGTATGCGATTTTGGCGCGTCCACAGATAAACATTGACAAGACAATATTTGAAAACGCATGTGAATTGCAATGTACGCAAGCTGAAATTGCGCGTCTTTTCGGCTGTTCGATTGACACGATAGAGCGGTGGTGTCGGCGTGTTTACAACGAGAGTTTTGCGGAGTTGTATAATAAGTTAGCGGAAGGGGGCAAAATGAGCCTGCGTCGTAACCAAATGAAACTGTCCGAAACGAACGCAACAATGGCGATTTGGTTGGGTAAGCAATGGCTGGGGCAGAGAGATAAAGAAGCGGTTGATTTGAACGATAAAGAAGATGAACATTTTGTAATATCGGTGGAGGACTGCTCATGAAACGCTTCATCATTCCCAAACCATTCAAGCCGTTACTGGACACTAATGTGCGAAAGATAGTAGAGCCAAGCGGAAGAAGCGCTGGCAAATCCACGTCTAACGAAACCGTGGCGCTTAAACTTGCAATGGAAAGCAAGTATAACAATACGATATACATGCGCGCCGAGCAACGTGACCTGCGTGACATATTCAATTCAACATGGGCAACCATTCAAGCGCTTGAAATAGAAAATTTATTTGAAGCAAAGACGTCGCCGTTTGAAATTACTTGTAAGCGAACGGGCGCAAAAATCTATTTTCGCGGAATCAACGGAAAAACGGTAGACGATTTAACGGCTACGAAAGGATTCGTGCCGCAACATAGAACGCTTGCAATGGCGATACTGGACGAAGCGAACGAGGTAAAATGTTTTAACCATGTAAAAGCGGCGGAAACCACGGCAAACAAATTCTTATTGCCGTATTCAAAAATAATTTATGCGTACAATCCGCCTGCTTTACGGAATCATTGGTCGAATATCGAATTTCCAAAACTCATTGAGAAAGGCGCTACCAAAATATATTCCACGTGGGAAGATATTCGTAAACTTTTGAAACAAGAAACAATCGATGAGATACTGGAAACGCGTGATAACGATTTAAGGCACTATGAATATTGGTATTTAGGCAAAATCGTATCGTTGCAAGGTTTGGTGCTTTACACATTCAAGCCTGAACGAAACTTAATATCACTCGACAAGTTTAGGAACATGGTCCAATACGGCGGCTATGTTCCTTTGTATATTATCTACGGTGTAGATAGCGGTGTGGTGAAAGACCCTACTGCGGTTTGCGCCTGGGCTGTTATGAGCGACGGCACGCTGATAAAATTATCCACGCTTTATCTGAACCCAAAAGACCGTGGAGAGCCTATACCGAACAGCGAGCAATGCCGTGAGATTCTGCAATGGTACAAAACGTTTCAGGCGCAAATGCGTGCGTTCGGAATTCCTATGCCTGGCGCGTATAACGAGTGTTGGGTATTTGATTCGGCAGTTGTAACCCAAGACCTTATGATTGAACTACGCAACAAAAGCGGATTTCATTGCTTGGCAGTAGAAAACAAAAACATAGAACGCGACATCAAGCGTTTGCAAAACGGATACTTTCGCGGAATTTTCAAAGTATTGGATACGCCCGAAAATCAGCCGAGCCTTAAAGAGATAGACGGGTTTGTATATGACGAAAACAATAAAATTCCCGACGGACAAGCCGACCACACGATTGACGCAGACAAATACGCAACCGCGCATTATTACTACGGATACATGAGTATCGCTGGGTAAAGGAGAAAAAAATGTTTGATTATCCAAAATATCTAAAAAACTACCTGAACAGTAAATCAAAGCCGCCCCTTTCGGATTTTATAAACGGTTCCACCTACTATTCGGAGCTGGATTACCAATTCATAACGTATATGATGAACGTGGTGCGCCCGTGTATTGCTTACGGTTCGGCAACGTCCGATTGGGGCATAAACTCTTCTTTAAGCGCCGCAACGGGCAAAGCGATCGTAGACGGTGCTACGCGCCTTGTGGTGGGCGATAAAGTCTTTTTTGAAGGCGACGACGCAACGGCAAAATTCTTTTCGGACATTTGGCAAGAAGATACGCGGTTTCTTAATTTTTTAAGCCGAGCCGAACGTTTCAAATATGTGGGTGGCAGTGCCATATGTAAAATAAACACCGATAGTAACGGGCGAAATTATCTTACGGCATTTCGTATAGACCGCACCTTGCCGTCATTTGACGAAAGCGGCAGGATAGTAGGGTGCGTTTTCTTTGTGTCGCTCTTAAATAGTTTTACTCGAACGGATGAAACGCAGTTGCATTACTGGCTTACGGAAGAGCGCAAGTATAACGAGAACGGCGAGAAGATAATTGTGTACAAGGTTTTCGCAAAAGGCGGAGTTGCACAATCGCCTGTATTACCGTCGCCGTATCAGGCAGGTCTGCCTTTTAATACACTGCCGCCGAATATCAAACGCAAGCTATTGGAAATGGGCGTATATGAACTCAACGAAGAAATGGTGCTACCGTATCGCGACGGGTTGGGCGTGTGGAAGCTGGACGCTACGCCTACCAATAGTTGCATGCCCGATATCCCGTTCGGCGACCCGTTGCTGTTTGGCGCACTGGATTTATTATGGAGCATAGACGTGGTATATAGCGGGTCTATGATAGATACGCTCAACGGCGAAGGAAAAGTGCTTGTTCCGGGCGAATTCTTGCAACAAACGCTCGCAAGGTTACAACAGAATAATCCGCATATGGGATTCGATATTACCACTGCCGAATTGGAACGATACGGCGCCGAAAACTTCGTGTATATTCGTCCTACGGGATACGATAAAGATAAAAACGCGCCGCTTCCCGTTCAGTTCGATATCCGTGCCGACCAGTATCGAGTGATGTGGGAACTTTACCAAAAAGAAGCGGTTGTGCGTTCGGGATTTTCTCCCACAAGTATCTTTCCGCACCTTACGCCCGATAACTCGGCAAAGACGGCGACAGAAGTGACAGCCGAAGAGAATTTGACGCGTGCGAGTGTAAGGCAGGCGCATTTGTTGGATATTCCCGTGTTTAACCGCATGCTGAAAGAAGTGGCGTATCAGGAAGGATTGAGCGATGAAATCGAACTGAAACTTTCCGATTACATAGGCAACAAATTGAAGTTTGATGAAAATATGCGTTTGAATCTACAAGCGCAGATTGTTCCGCGTGAAATTGCCGTGCAACAAGTCAACAATCTTTCGGCAAACGAAACAAAAGACTATCTCGAAAAGATAAACCAAGACAGCAAATCCCAAGCGTTTGGCGGGGGTGGATATAACGACGCCGATTATTTTGGGGGATAGCGTATGAATTTAGCGGATAGGGGCTTGAATACGCAGGCACAGGCAATCGAGGACGCTCAGACGCAAATACGGATTGTTGTGCGCAACGGTTGGTTGCGCAGATTTCCTAAAATGCAAATCAACGAACAGGTGCAAAAGATTATAAAAAAGGCGTTGGCGCAGATAAAAATTCCCGCCTTGCGCGACGCGGCATATCGGTCGCTGAATGGGTTTGCCGAGCGGCAATATAACACCTATCTGCAACGTTTGGGCAACGATTCGACCCTTTTATCGGCGCTGTTGCTTTTGACGAATACGGGCGCTTCTGCGGCGTTAAAACGCTCGGATATTTCTTTTGAAACGGACGCGAAAGGAATCCCCATGCAGGAGTACGCCAAAACGTATCTGGAAAAGCGCGTGCAACCTGTTATTACCGAACTGTGCGAACAAAACGCATTAGACCCTGATGATATAGAGGGGCGTAACTCTATGCGAAACCGTGCCGAAATGGAAGTGCGGTACAACGGACATTTGGAACAGATAGACGAACTGAAAGCGAGCGGAGTAAAGTTGGTGACTTGTTCGGTGCATGCCGATTGTTCGGAGCGTTGTTATAAATGGCAGGGGCGTGTGTACAGTTTAGACAGCACAAGCGGCACAACGAACGACGGAAAGTCGTATGTTCCGCTTGAAAAGGCGACGGACATTTACTATACGACGAAAGCAGGAAAAACGTATAAGAACGGATTGCTGGGGTTTAACTGCCGCCACACGTTGATACCGTATAAAACGGGCATGGTGATACCGCACGTGCGCAAAGAAACGCAACGGAAAGAGAATGCAATCAACACCCGCCAGCGGGAAATGGAGCGCACGGTGCGGTATTGGGAAACGCAGGCGGTAATGAATAAAGACATAAACGAAAAGAAGTATGCCGCTGCAAAACGCGAAGCAAGTAAAGCGCGACGGGCGTATGTAAAATTTAGTCACGATAACGGCAGAGCATATTACCCGAGCCGAATTACGTTATTGTAAAGGAGAAACGAAAAATGCAATTCGATGAAAGCAAACACCCGCGCGACGGCGACGGAAAATTTTCCGAAACAGGGAATGAACAAAAATACATAGAGTGGGCAAAGGATAACGGCGTTGACTTGCCGCTCAATAACGACGGGTCACTGGATACGATACGGTTACAAAAAATGTACGACACGCATCATACAACAACACAAAATAAAATGACGCCCGATGAAAAAATAGCAAGCGTACATATCGATTTCGATAGGGATAATATTTTGCCGAAATTAAACAACGATACGATAGAAAAGCTCGGTGCCAAAGAAAGCAAAAGAGTGTTGCTTAAAAAATCTATCATAGATAGAAATTTCGAGGAACATGATGACCTTACGCGAGAGGACTTTGAGCAAATTATAAATCAAGGATTGTATGACTCTCCCGAAGTGTTCCCTGCGAATAGTAAAAATCCAAATTATTATCATTTAGCGAGCATTGTGGAAACGACATCAAAGGGAAAGCCCGAGATAGGGATTGTACTACTTGATATAGATGCCCGAAAAGATAATTTTGAAATAGTTCATGCACATTATGTTCGCAAACGTAGCTATAAGCGATTAAAAACAAAGTAATAAAAAACACCTACGGACGGACTGCCATTTCCATCATCGAACTTAATCGGCAGGCGAGGCAGATTCTCTACTCTTCGTAGGTGTTTATTATGTTACTATTATACACCTTTTCAGAAAAAATGTCAATACCAAAAGGAGAAAAAATCATGAAAACGTTTCATAGGAGCCGCGACCACCCTTCGCGGTTTTTTGATATGCCATAAAAAAATAAATAAACGGAGGTTAAAAACAAATGGCATTGTTTGGTAAGAAAGAAGATAAGCCGACCACTTTGGAAGAAGTGCAACGCGCGTATGAAAATCTGTCGGACGACGACAAAAAAAGTTTTCATCAGTCGCTTGCCGACCGTGTGCACGAAAGCATAGCGGCGCAAGAACGGGAACACGGGCAAGAAGATAGCCAATCGGCGGAAGCGCGCGAGCATGAAGCGCTCGGCGAAGAACACGCCGAAGGCAAAGGCGACGTTTCCGAACTTCATGAAAAAGACGACACTGCGGAAGAAAAACGCGAGGATAGGGCGGACGAAATGCATGAAGAACGGCAAGACGACGGCATGAAAGCGATTTACGAGCGTTTAGACGCGCTTGACGCACGATTAAAAAAATACGAAGAAACCGCTTTGGACGAAAAGCGGAAAAAGTACGGGCTTGGCAGTCACTATGTGGCGCAAGCGCGCGACGAAGAGTTCAACGAAAAACGTATCGACAATCTACTCGGAAAATAATTCAGGAGGATAAAAAATTATGGCAGTAGTAGAAACGAGCGGTCTTTCCGACCGCATTTTGTATTCGCAGGTTATGACCAATTTAGGCAGAACCTATGCACAGTACGGCGTGGGAGAGGGAAACTTTCCCAACGTCGACGACATTCTCACCGACCGTGTTCTGTGGAACGTGTGGATGAGAAATAATCTCAATGCCCGCATCTTTGTGGACGGTATGGGCGTAACGTCGCGCACGGCGCAGGCGCAAAATGCTTCTTCGGTGCGTGTGCCTATTATGTTGCCGCCGCGCTATGCCCCGCGTACCATTACGATAGGGCAGTACCCCGGCGGAGCCGTTCAAGGTACTCCCGGAAACGACGGACTGGAAAATCGCAATCTTCCCAACGTGGTGCAAACCAACGGTGTGGAAGTTCCGTTCAACCAGTTATACGACGACGCCACCATTATCTACGAACTTTCGCAAGACATGGTTTCGTTGCCGATTGCGGCGCAGTATACGTCCATGATACCCGACACCGTAGCGAATATGGAAGATAGTACCATTATGGCTACGCAGATTAAGGGCGGGTTGTATCAGGCAACGCAAAACGGAAACGGAAACCTTGTGGGCGTAGACCTTACGAACACAAACGAAGGGTATTTGCAAGGTATCATGAACAAAATCATCGGACTGATGACGAACCCTTCCACTACGTGGGCGGAAGGCATTGTGCAGTACAGTTTGGAACGTTCGGTAATCATCATAAAACAAAAACTGTTCGATTTGCTGTTCACCGTGAAAAACGGCGTTCTTGTGCAAAGCAATCTTGCGCAGGAAATGCTTGTGCGCGGCGCGTTTACCGAGGACGGCAGACCCAAAGGCAACCTTATACGCGGCATGTATTCGGGCGTTTACATTAAAGTGGTGCCCGATTCGTATTGGCGGCAAGCGGGCGCGTACGCGGGTATCACCGCCGAGCAATACGCGCAGTGGGATAAAGTTCTTGCGTACATAGCCAATGCCGAAGGTACGGCGTTCGGTGTGGCGAGCACCACTATCAATCCCATTCCCAATCCCGGTAATGCTGTGGGTACCAAAATTCAAAATTTGTGGCGTTGGGGTTGCGGCGTGGTTCGTCCTTCGTCTATCGGTTTGGTGGTGGAATCGGCTGGTGGCACGTTGACCGACTTTGTAAATCCCGTGAACGAACAAGGCAACATCATTGCGCCCGCAGACTTTGACGAAATCATCAAGTCTTACGGATTCAATGCGAATTACGGCAACGTACAGCGCGTGGGCGTGTACGACGATAAAACCACGACCACCGTTACGCTTACGGTGACGGGTACGGATAGCGCTTCCGTTTCGGACGCGGCGCTTAAAATCACGAGCGACGGAAATCCCGTGGGATATATCAATAACGCCGACGGCACCTATACGTTTGTACTCGGAAGAGAAAAAACCGCAAGCGTAGAAGTATCCGCTACGGGATACACTCCCGCAACGCTGAACATTACGGAAGCCAATACCGCGGCGGCTACGTATGCCGCAACGCAGGCGCTTACTGCGGCTACGACGCGGGCGAGCAAATAAGCTGTTTCCATATCTCCTTTTTAAGGCTTTTCCGAGGGGTTTTGCGCCTTGCCATTGGGCATTAAGCAAAGCCCCTTTCCATTAAAACAGACAGGAGAAACGAAAAATGCAATTCGATGAAAACAAACACCCGCGCGACGGCGACGGAAAATTTTCCGAAAAAGCAAATGCAGGACGAAGTGAAACGGATAAGTACATACAGTGGGCAAAAAACAATAATATAGATTTGCCGCTGGATAGTAACGGAGCACTGGATACCATTCAGTTACAAAGAATGTACGACCAAAGCACCGAAAAAGATGACGACGACCGCGCCCCTTATGGTTCCCAAGAAGAATTAAACGCCTTACTCGGAGAAGAGTTCAAAGGGGTGAAAGGGCAAGCGGCAGTAGATAAGTTACTAAAAGAAAAGCGCGGGCATGTAAAAGGCGCCTTTCATCGGGACGATATTGGCGATATAGATTTGCTGTGGGGTGACGATTATGTTGGGTTAAAACATATTTTATCGCGGAGAGAAGAACAGGGAATAAATAGCAACGAATTTGTTAAAGACCTGGCAGAAGTTGTAGAACGTGGAGAATTTGAAAAAAGAAATAAGCTTGGTAATTTTGAATTTCGTTACAATAGAAAAATGATAATAGTGGCGCCTGAATATCATGGAAACAAAATCACGTATGTTTTGACGGCTTATAAAACGCGTATAAAAAAACCACCGCAATAAAACGGTGGTTTGGGTTTGGGTGGACGCTCTCTCCGACTTTACGGAGTCCCCACCATTCCAAAGATACAGCGGTAGCGACTTTCTGTATGTCAAACCCATTATAAGAACTTCGAGTGGACGCCGTTTTTTCAAAGTGTCCCACTATTATTTAACAGCTGTGGCGAATTTTCTGTTGTCGAAGTTCTAAAAATAACGAATCAGCTTGGAGGGACTGCCGTTCCCCTCATCGCGCCTTTCGGTGCGGCAGACGGGGCAGATTTTCTGCGGTTCAAGTTAATTCTTTATAATCTCTATAAGTGTGGGAAGCCCGCAGCCCTTCCATTCATTAGCAGCGAAGCGGTAAATTTCTGCTGTCACACTTATCACTATTATTATACACCTTTTCAGAAAAAATGTCAATACCAAAAGGAGAAATATTTATGGAAAAGAAAAAATATCCGTTTGATGATGAGATCATGAAGTATGACTATGTTCATCATCGATACGTTTTAACCAAAGAAGGCGTGCTTTCCGAACTGGGCGAAGATTTGGATATCATACTGAACACCACGCTTGTTTCGGACGTGAGCATAATGTCCCAGCGTGTGCTGGATAAAGTATCGCAGGTGGTGTATTTATATTTGTATCAAGACACCATGAATCGGGACTGGCTGGAATATATTCTTGCCACCTATCCGCCATTGCGCGAGTGGGTGCAGGAAATGTTGCAGGCACAACTCGAATATGTGCTGGAAAATAACTTTGTAAACGACTTTTCGGGCGTGAATATTGCAAAGGGGCAAACAATCGATGTGAATTGGTTGCGTAATAGAGTGAAGATTGCCGACCAAGTAGAGCAACTTGCTTATCAGTTTGTGCCTGGACTGGGTTACTGCCTAAAATATTGCGGTCAGTTGCCGCGCGTTCCGTGTCATTTGTATCACAGGGGGTACTGATTTATGAGAGCATTATGCACAGGATTTAATCAATTTGAGTATGCGCGTTGGTGCGAAAAATCCCCGCAGAAATACAAAATCATACGCGTAGAAGCGGTGAGCGAGAATGAAAAGCGATGGAGCACCGTTTTGCAGAATATTATCACCGTATCGGACAGCACGCTACTGCGAACGGCATTTGCCTATCCGTACGAAAGCCGACAGCATTTGTTTTACCGCAATAAATGGTGGGAAATTCTGAACGTGGGCGAAGTGACGCTCGACGTAAACCCGCAAAGTCTTGCGTTGGTACGGGGCGGAAACATGCAATATGTTTTGGAAGTGATACAGGTGGACGGCTATGACGTATGAAGAATTTGTCAGTTTAGGAAAAGAATGCAAAGAGATTATAAAAAAAATGGCGCCTATCGAAACGGGTGTTTTGAGATATGATGCCATACAAGAAAAAATGCCCGACGACAAAACTTTTATAATTTATGTAGACGAAGCTGTTGCGCCATATATGAAATATACCAATGAAGAGTGGCACCGCAAAATTATAAAAATGGGTAATTTTGTGCCCGGGGAAGTGGTGGAAAGAATGCGCACTTGGAAGAATCCGAACGAAGGGTGGTTTGACCGAGCGGCGCGCACGGTGGCATTGTATGTAGCCAGTAAAACAGGAGGAGAAATAACGGTATGATTACGTTACAAACATTAGCAAAAGAAATAGAAAACGGACTGAACAATAACGTGCTTGGTATACAGTATAAAATACATAGCGACGGCGGGTCGTATAACAAGGCGCTATACGGGCGTGTTGCCGCCAATCGTAAGCGATTCACCAACGGGCTATTGCAGGTGCTTTCGTCGTCGATAGTGCCCGTTCAGAGCCTTATTGTGGCAACGCAGACGGTGCGGTTAGAAGTTGCCGTTCAGCTTTTGGATAAAGATACCGAAGATTCGGTAATCGCTATGCACAGGGCGATTCTCGACGGATATTTTCAGTCTACGGGCGTACAAATGCTCACCGATGAAAGCGGCAAGCAGTTCAGCGTTTCGTCGGCGTATTCGCTTGCCAGCACGGGAACGGTGCAAGCGGCGGCACCGTTAGGCACGCATATCACGTTCGCCGTGAACGTCACCTATTCAATGGTGCAGAACGGACTCAATTCGTCGGAGTTCAAAGTATCGCTCGACGGCGTGGAACTTGCTTATACGACTTTCACGATTGTGCGCACGCCTTCTATGGACGCGTCCACGTATAACGGCGGAAACGGCGCGTCAAAGAACGTTTCCAATACCACGGCGTTGCAGTTCAACATTCAACTGCCCGCAATCGTTACCCAAAACGACGCGCAAAGCGCTATTATGAATTTTCTGCTCGACGGAGATATGGCGGCAATTCATACACTTACCGTTGCAATGGGCGAAAACGTGTCGCGCACCTATTCGGTGGTGTTCGGCGATACCAACGTTTCGCTCGACGGTATCCAAAACGCGGGCTATACCGTAACGTTTGTGGAAGCGGCAACGCTTACGGAGGGTACGTGATATGGAATCGGGCAAAAGTAATTACACCGTTACGCTTCAATACAAAGGCGAATATGCGGACAAATCCAGCAGTCCCATAGCGGGGCAAACGGGTGCGGCGACTCCGAGCGGAGAAAAGGGCAATGCGGGCGCAAAAGCCGTGGTAAAAAGCCTTGTGTCTTACACGTCGTTCGTTAAGCCGTTTATAGAAGCGAGTATAAATCAGCACATACAGACCATTGCTCTGCGCACGGGCGCAACCGAGCACCAGCAACGCGTCCAATTCGCCTACGATGTGGGAAAGCAGGCTGTGGGCATTGTTACCAGCATAGGAATCGGCTTTGCGGTCGGCAACGTTGCAGGCGCTCTTACGGGCGCGGTGATGAGCATTACCACAACCGCTATGAATTACGCCAACAAGGCGCGCACCCTTCAATATGAGCAGAATCTCGAAGATATATCCTTGCGCGGCATGCTTGTCCGCTCGGGCGGTTATGCGCCCAGCTACGGCGGCAGCAGAACAAGCAGGCAATAAAAAAGGACGCTCTTTTGAACGTCCTTTTTCGTGGCAACACCCTTTGAAATCGGTCATGCTTCTATAATATCTACCAAAGCTTTTTGTAATACTGCCGAAAA